AACCACAATAGCTACTGCTGTAGACGAGTTTTTTAACCGTGTTACGTTACTTCTACCCGGAAACGGTACTAACGGCGCACAGAACAACACGTTCCTAGACTCGTCTACCAACAACTTCACGATCACCCGTAACGGCGGCAATCCCGGAATGACGCAGGGTACGTTCTCGCCGTTTAGTCAGACGGGGTGGAGTAATTATTTTGGCGCAACTTCAGCATTTTTAACTCCAGCTATCGGTGCTGGTCAGGCGTTTGGTACTGGTGATTTCACGGTTGAGTTGTGGCTTTATGCTAGCAATTCAGCCTGCAATATTTTGTTGCCAAGTTCAGGAACAAGTAGTTGGGGGCTTCTTACATTTAATAACCAACTTTACTGGCAAGAAAACGGGGCAAATTTAGCAAATGCTGGAACTGTTACACAAAACAGTTGGGTGCATCTTGCGGTTTCAAGAACTGGAGGCACGCTAAACGGCTATGTCAATGGTACTCGCGTTTTTAACCCTGCAAACACTTTTAACTATTCTGCCACACCAACTAGGAATTTAGGCCCTGCTAATGGTGGCGGTGTTCCGTTTTATCTATCAAATGTTCGGATCATTAAAGGCACAGGTCTGTACAGCGGCGAAACTATAACAGTTCCAATGTTACCACTGACTTCTGTAACCAATACGGAACTACTCACCTGTAATTCAAACAGGTTTGTTGATACAAACACACAGGTAGCGGAAAAAACAATTACTGTCAACGGCAGCCCATCCGTCCAACCCTTCAGCCCGTTCGCACCTACTACTGCATATAGCGCGGCTACAGTAGGTGGTAGTGGGTACTTTGACGGTACTGGTGATTATTTAACAACGCCATCTACAAATCAATTTGCTCCTGCTGGAGATTTTACAGTTGCTTGGTGGTACTACCCTGTAACATTACAAACAAGTGTTATGTTGGCAAACTATACAGGGAACAATACGACAGACTGGTCTTTTGAAACTACTTCATTAGGTGCGCTTAATATATATCTAAATGGGGCGACAGTTAGGATCACTGGAGGTTCTAACACCTTAAGATTAAATCAATGGCATTACATAGTTGTTAGCCGTAGTGGAACAACAGTTACGGCGTATGTAAACGGATCAACTATAGGCACTTACACACTCTCCGGCACATTTGGTTCTGCTTCGAAATCAATTCGAATAGGCGCAGGTAGTGCTGGCACAAACAATATGTTTGGGTATTGTTCTGGGGTGAATTTAATAGATGGCACTGCGCTATCTGGAACTATTCCAACTGCGCCGCCTTCCTCTGCTGGAACTTCTTTGTGCCTCAACTTCACCAACGCTGGTATCACAGACGCTACAGCCAAGAACGACCTTGAGACTGTAGGCAACGCGCAAATCAGCACGACTCAGAGTAGATTCGGCGGATCGAGTATCTATTTTGATGGTACAGGTGACTATTTAACGATTGCTGGAAATGCTAACTTATGGCTTGGAGCAGGAGATTTTACAGTTGAGTTTTGGGTTTACTCGCCAACGCCACCATCTACATCAGCAGCGCAATATGAACTCGTTTCATTTGGCACTTCTGGCTCTACGTTTAGATGCTTTATTTTTTACGCCAGCGGGTCTTCAACAGCCTCAGCTCAGATCGGGATATATTCCGGTGCGACTAACATCATAACTGTTAATAGCGTTATTCCACAAAACACTTGGACTCACGTTGCTGTTACTAGGTCTGGGTCTGGTACTGGGAATGTAAGGTTTTATATTAACGGAACACAAAACGCAACAACCGGGACAAGCACAACTGATTTCAATACAGGCAATTTAGGCATTGGTGCGGCTCCGGCAGGCACTAATCCAGCTTTTGTGTATATCGACGACTTGCGCATCACCAAAGGCTTCGCCCGTTACACATCCAGCTTCACAGCACCAACTGCGGCATTCCCTCTGCAATAAGGACTGACCATGCTCTACTCTAAAAACGGTTCAATCCCAAAGCCAGAGACAGATGGCACAGATGGATGGATTGAAGTGCCTGACGAACCTATTGCGCCTGAAGGCAAAGAGGTTGTCTGGTGGTATCCACCGGGATGGGTAATTCGTGATCCTAAACCTGCTGATGAAGAAGGCTACAAGTGGTCTTGGTCGCAGTCTGGCGAGGAGTGGGTAAAGTACCAATTACCTGAGACTGTGGTTGAGCCTGTACTAGAATCATCTCAGATTGAAGTATTAACGAGTAGCCAGATTGAAGGTCTAACAACGTCACAGATTAGTGCGCTATAGGGGTAAGAGATGCCAAGTATTATCAACAGTGATGACGGAGTAATTTCAGGTTCGTCTGGCTTAGAGACCACAGGCGGCAATGACGGCATTACTGTTTTTCAGCAGAATGGCGTTGAAAGTATGCGTATTAGTTCGGCGGGGGCCATCAACATGGCTGCAACCTCGTCATTGCAGAAGAACAGCGTAAACGCCTACGCACTAAAAAATATCGTATATCTGACTTCTGGCACAGCGGCGACTTACACAACTCCTACCGGTGTTCGTGCTTTGAAAGTAGTCTGCCTTGGTGGCGGTGGCGGTGGTGGTGGGTCTGATGGTCAAGGGGCAAGTACTTACACAACATCTGGCCCCGGACGTGGAGGAAACGCAGTATCCATTTTTATCACAAGCGTAGCAGCCTCATACACATATACTATTGGCGGCGGCGGTGCAGGCGGTGCTGCGGGGGCGAATGACGGCGCTACTGGCGGAAGTACTACTTTTGGTGACGGCACCTTATTGATAACGGCTGGTGGTGGCGGTGGTGGGGCGGGCGTTACAGGGTCAACTAGTTCGTCGGGGCTAAATAATTCTTCCACAGCTAGTAGTGTTGCTAACGGAAACGCTACCGTCCAATACATAAACGGAACGCCGGGGGTGTGGGGTAGGGCCACTGCTGTGGCACTTACTTCTTGGGCGATTAGCGGAATATCCCCTTTGTTTGGTGGAGGTAAACCACCAGTAGGTGGTGGAACGGGGGAAAACGCTAATACTTATGGGGAGGGGGGAGGTGCTACCTACGCAGGTTCAGTAACAACAAATTACGCTGGCGGCAATGGATTCCAAGGCATCATTATTATTGAAGAATACTACTGATGAAGACATTAATTATTCAAAACGGAGTTGTTGTAAACACGGGAGTTGGCGAGCCAGAAGGTTCTGCGCCTGAAGGGTTTAGCTATGTGGTTGTAGAAGACAACGCATATGTTGGCATAGGGTTTACGGTGAACGAAGACGGCACTTTTACTGCCCCACCTCAACCGCCACGTTTGGAGATTGAATAATGCCAAATATTGCTTTTGGTGAATGGCTACCAGATCAGCCCGGAGTAACAGGGGCGATTACTGACGCTAAGAACTGTTATCCAGTTGCTAACGGATATGCGCCACTAAGGTCTGAGGCTGATTATTCTGATGCTGCTGCGCAGAATTTGCTTATTACGTTTGGCGGTAAGTTTGGCGGTGAGGTAGCGTTATTTGCTGCTGGAGCGACACAGATTTACAAGTTTGATCCGACTGATGCTAGTTTAGATGCCTTAACGACTACTGGTTATTCTACGGTTGAAAGTTGGGATGTAACCCAGTACGGGGCAAAGATGATTCTGGCTAACGGTCAGGATAAGCTACAGGCTTATGAGATTGGCCTATCTACTTACGTTACTGACCTAGCTGCTGCTGCACCTACGGCTAAGTTTGTCACGGTTGTTCGGGATTTCGTTGTTGCTGCTAATGATGGTACTGATACGAACAAGGTCTATTGGTCTGACATTAACGATGAGACAGACTGGACTCCGGGGGCGGCTTCTCAGTCGGATACCCAGATCATCCCTGACGGCGGGGACATTACAGGTTTAGCGGGTGGCGAGTATGGTCTGGTCTTCCTAGAACGTGCCATATATCGGATGAGCTACACAGGCTCCCCGTTTTTCTTTCAGTTTGACGCTATATCAAGGTCGTTAGGATGTATCTCTAACGGCTCTATTGCTCAGTACGGTGGACTAACGTATTTCCTAGCTGATGACGGGTTTTACTCTTGCGATGGTCAATCAGTAAAGCCTATCGGTGCTGAAAAGGTTAATCGATGGTTTTTTGATAATGCCATTCCGAGTGAAATCCCAACAGCGATGTCAGCAACAATTGATCCTATCCGAAAGTTAGTCATTTGGAAATTTAATAACTCTTTCGGTGGTAACAATATGTTGGTTTACTCGATCAACCTAGATCGTTGGTCGTATGCAGACACTACAGCTAACGCTATTTCCTTTGTGCTAACTCCTTCAGCGACTTTGGAGCAGGTAGATAACTACAATTCAGATATTGATGCGCTAGAGATTCCGCTGGATTCACGGGTATTTGCTGGTGGACAGCTACTTTTTGCGGGTGTTTCAGGGGCTAAGATCATTGCTTTCTCTGGTCAGCCTAAGACTGCGAACATTACGACTGGCGATATAACGATTGGTCGGTCTACGGTGACGTTAGCAAGGCCAATTGTTGATAGTGGAAGTGCATCCGTAGCGATTTCTAGCCGGGATTTGCTCAATGAGCAGGTGGAATTTGGCTCTAATGTAGCCGCTGACTCAGAAAACCGTGTTTCTATTCGTTCTAACGGTGAATATCATCGTCTGAGACTGACTCCGACAGGGGATAACTGGGAAACAGCGGTAGGAATTGACGTAGAAGTAGTCAAGCAGGGTACTCGATGAGGCAATTTCGTACATTACCGCCATTTGGAGGGGATCAGAGGGCTGTTGCTGAGGTCGTGCGTGGCATTATGGACGGAAAGACCAATAACTCAGGCCTGATTACCCTAGCGACTGGTAATGCGGTCACAACGACCCTCTACGACGAGCGTATAGGCTTTGAGAGCCTGATTTTCTTCGTTCCGGTATCTGCGGCTGCTGAGGCTGATTCTGCTCCCTATGGGGCGTTTCAGGACTCTACAGACCAGACAGCGGCTAATACGACTACAGCGTATGCGGTTACGTTTAATACGACAGATTATTCCAATGGAGTTTACGTTTCTAATAGTTCTAGGCTAAACGTCAGGAATTATGGAATTTACAACATCCAGTTTTCGTTTCAATTTAAGAATACGTCAAACGATGGTCAGGACGTAGATATTTGGTTCAGGAAGAACGGCACTAACATAGATAACTCTAATAGCCGATTCCATTTGCCTCAAAGGAAAAGCTCTGGCGATCCTAGTCATCTAATTGCCGCGATGAATTTCTTTGTCGAAATGAACGCAGGTGATTATGCTGAGATTATGTGGAGAACGACTAGCACTAGCGTTTCGTTAGAGCATTTTGATACAAGTACGTCTCCTACTCGTCCATCGGTTCCTAGTGCTATTGTTACGATGTCTTACGTTGCACCATCGGCTACAACGAACTTATACGTTTCTACACAACAACAAGGATCAGCAACGATTAGTCATTGGGCTAACGCTACTGCTGACAAAACTTACGGATACATAATCGTCGGATGACAGAGTGGAAATATATCGAGCCTGACAAACTCAGAAATTGGTGGATGAGCGTCAAGCCCGGATTAGAGAGAATCAAGATTGCCAGTTCTGAAAGCTGGATCGTGGAGGATGTGTACACGGACTGCTGGAATCAGAAGTCAGGCTTATGGGTTGGACTAGAGGATAGTCATTTCAAAGCGTTTTTTATAGTGCAGCCATTGGGGGAAGAACTCCATATCTGGTGCGCTTGGACGTTAGAAAATGATTATCATATGGTGCAAAAAGGTTTACAATTCATCAAAAATATGGCAAGGGAAAGCGGTAACAAATACCTAACTTTCACGAGTCATAGACCGGGGTGGGAACGTAGAGCCAAGGCCTTCGGATTCCGTCCTAGAAAGTGGATAAGCGAGGTTTGATATGGGAACGCCAGCTAGTACGCAAACAAGCAAGACGGAAATTGATAAAGAGTTTAAGCCCTTTATAAAATTCGGTCTAACTGAGGGTAAGCGACTTTATCAAGCGATGCCTGAAGCCCCTGAGACCTTAGCTGTCCCACAGTCAGAGGCTACGATTGAGGCTCTAAGAAGGGCTGAAGAGCGGGCTATGGCTGGTTCTCCGCTACTCAAGGCTGGTCAGGAAGAACAACTAGCTACGATTCAAGGTCGTGGCGTTAATCCGTTCCTAAGTGGTGCTTTGGCACAGGCTAACCGTCTAGCGGGTGAGAGTTATACCCAGAACATTCAAAACCTACAGTCTCAGGCTTCATCGGCTGGTCGTTATGGATCGGCTGCAATGGGTCAGCAGGCTGGTAAGGCTCAGGACATCTTTGCTCGTGCCTTAGCGGAACAGGGCGGTCAACTAGCGTACTCCTCGTCTGAGGCTGAGAGAAATAGACAGGTGGAAGCAGCGAGAAATGCTCCGACAATGTCTGCTGCTGATTATGCTGATATTCAGCGACTCCTACAGGTTGGTCAGGGTAGAGAGGCTTACGATCTCAATGAAATTATGGGTAAGTTGAAGGCTGCAAACATACCGTTAGAAAGATTGCAACAGTATGCCAATATCATAAATAGTGCGCCTTTGGAAACAACCTCCACTACTACACAGGGATAAATCATGGGTGCTGCTGCTGCTCCGATTCTTATTGGCTCTGCCCTTGGGGCTGTTACGAACCGTAAAAACCCACTACAGGGTGCGCTACTAGGTGGTGTTCTAGGTGGCGTAGGTGGTTCGTTTATGGGCGGTGCGATGAACGCTGGTAATGCTGCGTCTACTGCTACGATGACTGGGGCTAATCCTGCTGTGATGGGTACTGCTGGTATGGGGAGTACTGTAGTACCTGCTGCTGCTACACCATTAAACGCATTGACTCAGGGCGTTAATCCTATTTTTGCTAATCCTTCAATGCCTACTTATGCGGCTACAGGTGGCACTACAGGGCTTATTGGCTCATCGACTGCACCTTTAACGATGGCAGAGCGTTTTTCAGGTGGTGTGAACGCATTAAAGAGCGACATTGGTTCATTAAATACATTTGCGAACCAGAATCCAGTAGCTACTCAAGTTGGTCTTAGTACTGCTAGAGACATCATGGCTCCTAAGCCTCCTCCTCCTGTTCAGCCTCCGGGTTTGATGAGAGGTAATCCAATTCAACAACAACAAAATTCAGAATTGGCGATGGGTATGCCACAAATTAACCTGCTAGGGTGACGTATGGCGATTGAAGACTACATCCCGAATATCTTTGGTGGTACGCCTACTATGTATCAGGGGTTGCTAACAGACCCTGAGCAAGCTGCATTACAAAAACGAGCAAATTTAGGCGGGTTACTAGGATTTGGTGCTGCTCTGGCTCAGGGAATGACTCCACAAGGTGCGCCTCGATCTGCGTTACAGAACGTCCTATCGGCTCTAGGTGCTGGCTATGGTGGGGCTGCTCAGACGTATGAAGCTGGCCTAAATCAGATGGCTAACGCGCAGAAGTTGCAGCAGTCTCGGGGTCAGATACAAGCGATTAACCAGTTGCTGCAAGATCCAAGAGTAGCTAACGATCCGATGATGGTGGCTTACATCCGGGCTAATCCTGCTGAGGCTATCAAATACTTCGCTGAGATGGCTCCGTTGCAACAGGCATTGACTGGTGCGCCTAGTGCCGCTCCTGCTGCTCCAGCTATAACGACAGAGGGTGCTGTTCCAGTTGCAGAAGGACAACGACTTGATTTAGTTGAAGTCCAAGGCAAGGAAAGGCCTGATCCGTTTCTTGCTCGTAAACAGCAACTTATGGCTCAAAATGATCGTTTGTCTACGCTTACATCCAAGTCTGCTAGAGACATCATTGCTAATAATTTGCAGCAGATTGAAACTCTTGATAAGCAAATCTCGAAACGCGCTGTTGAAACATTTGATTTCGCTAAGATTAAGGCAGGAGTCCCAGACCAGTTCAAGCTAGAAGTTGATGATTTGCAACAACTTGCGGCATCTGGTGGTATTACTGGCAATGATTTGAGACAAGGCTTACAGGAGATTAACAAACGAGCAACCGAGTTTGTCTCTAAAGAAAAAGATTACACGAATGAAGATCGTCGTGTAGCTGCTAAGTTGTTCCCAAATAAGAGTATCAGAGAACTTTCTGGTGAAGAAATTGCTCGGTTGGATGATGTTTTATACAACAGAGACATTCAGAAAAAAATGGCTGGTCGTACCGTTATTGATATGGGTACGAGAGAGATGGAAAAGGAGTTTGCTAAAGGTGTCGTTGAGGACACTAGAGCATCTTTCCAGCAAGCAAAAGCCGCAATGGGTACTATCAAAACAATTAACACTTTAAAGCCGATTATTAGTGCTGGTGTTTATGAAGGTGTATTAGCTGGTGCACCTAGAGCTATTGACCAGTTTGCAACAGCATTGGGTATTAGTGGTAAGAATACTCAAGAAAAATTACAGCGTACTTCTGTTGCTATGCAAAGACTTGCATCATTAGAACTTCAGGCAGCAGAAGCTATGAAGGGTCAAGGCGCAATTACTGAAAATGAACGTGCTTTGATTGCTAGGGCTGCTGGCGGTAATTTGCGAGACTTTACTGCTACTGAAGTTCAGGCATTGTTAAGCTCACTTGATACAGTTGCAAGGTTTAAGGTTGATTCTCACCAGTCAAATTGGCAAGTAATGAACGAAGACCCGATTGGAAGAAAATACTCAAAATACTACAAGATTGGAGATATGCCTCCTCCTATTTCTGACACTCCTGTTCAACAATCTGCCCCTAGTGGCGTAACTGTCAGGAAGATACGGTAATGTCTAAAGGCAAAAATACCTATTCTGTAACTATTCCCGGTTCAGGAACGTATCAGGTTGAATCTGATCGTCCATTAACGGATGCTGAGGCTTATCAGGCTGCTTTAGGGTCTGCACAGCCTAGAGGCGTAACTGAAGAAATAGGTCGTAAGTTTGGTATTGCTGCTAGAGGTGCTGCTCCTGTAGCGGCTGGTACTGCTGGTGGTTTTATGGTTGGCGGTGCGCCGGGAGCTTTGGCAGGTGGTCTAGCATTGCCTCTTGCTGAAGTTGGTACTCAGGCTGCTAACGTCCTATTACCTGAGAAATACCAGATTCCATCTCCTACTGGTGCTGTAGAAAACCTGCTAACTCGTCTTGGTTTTCCTGCCCCTGAAACTATGGGAGAACGTGCTTTACAGGCTGGTAGTAGTGCCTTAACGAGCGTAGGTGGTCAGTTACAGGCTTTGCCACAGATCGCTAGAACGGCTCAGACAGAGTTAGGCCGTGGTTTGGCTACAGAGTTTGCTAAGGCTCCTACTCGTCAATTAGCGGCTGCTGCTCCTGCTGCTGCTGTTGGTCAGGGTGTAGCAGAATATACGGGTAGTCCTGCTGCTGGCATGGTTGCGGGTATGGGTACTGGTGCTGCGTTTGGTGTTGGTGCTAGACAAACTACAGGCCCGACTAGAGGTGAGTTAGCTGCTCAAGCTAGCAAGTCATTTGATGCTGCTCGTCAGGCTGGTATCGCATTTGATCCACAGAAATTCTCTGGCAATATGCTGAAGATTGCTGGTGATCTGCGTCAGGAAGGCTATACGCCAACTGGATACCCGAAGATTGAAGCTGCTATTAAGGAATTGACTGCACCTGCTCCTAAAGATTTTACAGAACTTCAGGCATTACGGAAGATCATCCAAAACTCTCAGGCTAGTGCTGATGCTGCTGAAAGACGTTTAGCGACAATCCTGAAGGATAAGTTTGATGACTATATCCTCAATGCGCCACAATCTGATTTATTAGGTACAAATACTAAGACTGGTGTAGCCGTTTGGAAACAGGCTAGAGACCAGTACAACCGTCAGATGAAGGGTGAGATTTTTGAGCGTATGCTTGAAAATGCTCAGTTGGACGTTAGCAAGTTTACTCAGTCTGGTACTGAAAATTCCTTAGCTCAACAGTTACGTCAGTTGGCTAAGAATGATAAGAAAATGCGTCTTTTTACAAAAGAAGAACAAGCCGCTATTCGTTCTGCTTCTAAAGGCTCAACGACGCAGAATATGCTCAAGTTCTACGGAAGATTCGCTCCTACGAGTCCTATCCCTGCTAGTTTTGCTGGCGGTGCTGCTGTTTATGAGCCTACGATTGGCCTACCATTTACGGCTGGTGCTATAGCTTCTCGTTATGGTGCTACTAAGATGCGTGAGGGTTCCGTACAGAACTTAGCTGACATTATGAGAGCTGGTCGTGGGGCTAATATTCCACCTAACCTAGTTCCTGCTGTAACTGGGGCTAGAGGTCTATTAGCGCCACTTAACGTAACTGAGGAAGAACTCAGAAACATTACTGGGATGTAATCATGCCAAAGAACAAAGTTAGCGAATGGAGTGCGACAGCGTCTAATAACACCGACATCGGTGGTATTAACATTGCTGAAGGATGTGCGCCTAGTGGTATCAATAACGCTATCCGTGAGCTTATGGCTCAGGTTAAGGATATGCAAGCAGGGTCAGATGCAGATACCTTTACCGTAGGTGGTAATTTAACTGTTTCTAGTACATTAACTGCTAACTCGTCTGTTGGTACTGCTGGTCAAGCATTGGTCTCTAGAGGTTCTGGGGAATCTCCTCAGTGGAGTACAGTATTTGTTACCGGCATGATTATGATGTGGTCTGGAACCATTGCCACAATCCCTAGCGGTTGGGTGCTTTGTAATGGTTCTAATGGAACCCCAGACTTGCGTAATCGCTTTATTATTGGTGCTAACGCTGACGATGGTGGTGCAGCTAAGACTAACGTAACAGGGGCAGCTACTCAGACTGGCGGTACTAAAGATGCGATTGTTGTAAGCCATACACACACAGCAACTGTTACTGATCCGGGTCACGTTCACTCTGTAGAAGCTGATTTAGTGTTTGTTAATGGCGCGAGTATTACTGGTGTTAGAACAACAGGAACAACATCTTCAGCATATATAAATTCAGCAGTTACTGGCATTTCGGTATCTAATAGCACAGAAGGCTCATCCGGCACTAACCAGAACCTTCCTCCGTACTACGCACTCGCGTTTATCATGAAGTCATAACATGGAAAACTTATTCTCTCAAATCGTTGTAGGTATTGGTGGTCTAGGTGCAGGAGCTTGGGCTATGTATCAGAAGATTCAGGCCGATAACCGGAACAATAAATCTGCTGAGATAACTGATGCCGCTTGGCAACAGGTTATCGCTACCTTGCGTGAAGAAGTCGAACGTATGTCTATTCGTCTAGCGGCTGTTGAAGAACAAAACCGTAAATGCGAGGAGCATAACGAGGAATTGCGTCGTGAGTTGTCCGATATAAAGATGCGTCTCCATGTAGAGTGATTGACCCTGTAACAATTGCTGCGGCTTACAAGGCCTGTACGACTTGTATCGACTTAGCAAAGAAGGGCGTAGAACTCTATAAGCAGATTAAGAGTACTAGCGGAGATGTTAGCGACGTACTAAAAGACCTAAAAGAACAGTATCACAAGATAGTCGATCCTAGTCCTGAGCAGAAAAAGCAATATAACGAAGAAGTTAAGCGGGTTCAGGAAGTAGCTAAAGCAACGCCAGATGATGTGCTTAACGATATATGGTCGAATCTAGGTACGTTTATCGACCAGTACGAGGCTCTAGTAAAGATATACGTCCAGAGTGAAGCAGTATCTAAAGAGGTCTATAAAGGTGACTTATCGCTAGGTCGCAGGGCATTAGAGAGGATCAGGCTGGAATCCAAACTTGACGATATGCTGGCTCAGGTCAGGGAGCAGATGGTCTATAACACTCCACCGGAGTTAGGATCAGTTTGGAGCCGTTTTGAGAAGGCATGGACTGATATTCAGAACGAGCAAGCAGATGCTCTGGCGATAGAGACTAGAAAGATTCAAGCGGCTCGATGGCAACGAAGGCAACAGATAAATCGGGTAAAAAGTCAGCTGGCATGGATTGGGGCGGTCGTTCTTACAATTCTATGGGCAATAATGCTAATGGTGCTGATAGTAAAAAGCGAGACGATGAGAACATCCCTTGGACATTATTGATTACTGTCATGGCGGTGTTATTAACCTTCTTTATCGTAATGCCTATTATTGGTTTTATGCTGTGGGATTTACATATAGCGACTCAGGCTGCTGTCCATGAAGTTAGAAAGATGAAAGAGTTACGGCGAGACATACTGATAGAGAGGATGTATCGTGATTGATCGTAAGGCATTTAAGAAGTTTATCCCTAACTCAAAGTACCCGGATCAATGGTACGACGCACTATTCAGTTCTCAGACTGAGCTAGGTGGGAAGTCTCTCCTAGAAGAATACGAGATTACGACTCCTAACCGTATAGCGTCATTCCTAGCCCAATGCCACCATGAATCAGGTGGATTCGTGTGGCTAACGGAGAACCTGAACTACTCTGCTGCTGGTCTCCTTAAAGTCTTCCCTAAGTATTTCCAGACAGACTCACAGGCTAAGGCTTACGCTAAACAGCCGGATAAGATCGCTAATTACGTCTACGCTAACCGTATGGGTAACGGTGATGAGGCTAGTGGTGAGGGAAGTCTGTACAAGGGAAGGGGTCTGATTCAACTCACGGGCAAGGATAATTACTTCTGGTTCGCTGCTAGCCTAGAGATGACTCCAGAACAAGCCTCAGAGTACACACAGACGTTTGAAGGTGCTGCTCAGAGTGCCTGTTGGTTCTGGGAGACTAACAAGCTAAATAGATTCGCAGACGCTGGTGATCTCAGAGGCATGACTAAGGTCATTAACGGTGGTTACAAGGGTATGGAAGATAGAGAGGCTCAGTATGCGCGCGCTTTGGCTGTTGTTCATTCTTAGTCTCGTAGGCTGTGAGGATAGGTTCCGTTATCCCTGTCAAGATAACAAGAACTGGAATAAACCTGAGTGTCAGCGTCCTACCTGTGCTGTAACTGGGACTTGTCCTGACCAGCTAGTACCTGCTGCTGACTTTAAGCCGGAGGAAAAATGAAGTGGAATTCTGACCAAATTGATAGCATCATTAAGCTGATTATTGGCACGACGTTCTGCTTAGTCATTTTGATGATGTCTGGTGTAGCTACATACTCTATCGTTTTCGTGACCCAACCGATGACAGGGATTGCGCCGGTTGATAAAGCACTGTTTGCACTACTTAGCGACATCTCGAAATACTGCCTCGGAGCATTGGCTACGTTACTTGCTCTGCGTGGTAAGGACGGGGTTGCTAAGTTGATCGATCCACCACCCGGAGTCTCTAAGGCTAGTGACTGGACTGATCCACCTAAAGCACCACCACCGTCACCTGTACAACAACCTGTACGCATGGAACCGACGATAGCTCCTATTAGTTCTGCACCAACGGCAGGTTATAACGGTAAAGCAGCCCCTGAACAACCACCTCACCCGGAGATAACATGATTGCATTACGCATGGTTGGAACTGTGTTTCTTAGTCTATTTCTTGTGTTTAACATTCACGCAGGAGAGACTAAAAAAGTCTGCAATGCCCAAAAAGATAAAAAGGGTAAAGAGGTTCAGGTCTGTCGTGAGGTCAAGGTACACAAGAAACTTGATGGAACGAAAGTACCGCCGAAATGAATCCGTATCTCATCCTCGGCGTTGTATTCGCAGTCGGTGTAGCCGGAGCAGGTGGCCTATACAAGGGTCACAAGCTAGGTAAGGCTGAGGTTCAGCAACAATGGGATAAGGAGAAAGCCGAGCAATATGCTGCTTATGCTAAGGCTCAGGAAGAAGCCCGTAAGAAGGAGCAAGAGCTACAGGCTAATGCGGATCAACTAAGGAGGGAGAAGGATGAAGAAATCAGGGATATTGCTGCTAAGTCTGCTGCCCTTGCTAGTAAGCTGCGCGACAGGAAAGACCGCCCCACCCAAACAAGTTCCTTGTCCAGTACCTCCCAATCTTGCGGTGGAGCGTCTGGAAAGGAATTGGCTCGGGGAGATGGAGAGTTTCTTGCAGGGTACGCTGCCGACGCAGCAAGGCTCCAAGTCTCCCTCGAAACCTGTATCAAACAGTACGAAGCCCTAAGAAAGTGACTCTGAGGCTTGCGTAGCGATCTCTGAAGCCGTTTTTATCATCTGGTCATAGGTCTGACCACTACCCCTAGCAATTAAGCCTCCTAGAGCCGCTGCGAAGAACAGTCTCCAGTCGTAGTTCTGGGGGGTAAATTGTACTGTTTCAGGTGGGTTCCATTTAGGATCATCAGGATTCTTACGAGGTCTGCCCATTACGTTCCCTTAATTGTTTGATAATTTTATTGATGTGGTTTACTGGACTAGGCTTGCCAGATAGATTCCTGTAAATACTTGGGGATTTCTTATCAAGGCAAGACTTGCAAATCCAGCGGTTAGTGCGTTTACCGCGCCTAAATATCCCACCGTCCTCGTCTCTCATGGCTTGGCAACTTGTGCAGAATTTCATAGTCTACGTTGGCAGGTAAATGCTTGGATGTCTACGCGAAATGCCCCTGCAAACTTGCAATCAGAGGCTATCCGAGATTCTGTCTGAATCCCACCGACGTACCAGCCGATAACGCAGAGGATGATGGCAACGATAGACTTAGCCCACCATTTATTGACCATTTCGATTGCTTTAGTAATGTCATTTGTCATCTTTAACGAATACCCCTTCTTTGTTTAAGTAGCCTTTACGATCCTTAATCTGCTCGTAGGCTGACTGGAAGCATTGTTTTAGATCGACATCTTCAATAGCAGCGACCATAGTAAGACAAACAAGAACGTCCCCAAGTCCATCGATAATTCCGTCACGGTCTCGCTTGGTAATCGCATCGGCTAACTCTCCCATCTCAGAAAAAGCCTTCAATAGCTGCGTTTTAGCGTCAGAGTTCTGAATAATCCCTCTAGCCTCACCCCAACGAACTACTACTAATTCTGTAGCCTCGTAGCTCATAGGAAACTCTCAATCTCAACGATAGGCATATTGAAAGCCTTGTGGATGGCAATCTTTGTCTCAGCCGATACCCCGTTATGACCGTTACGAATCTTGCTAATAGTAGGCATAGATACGCCTATTTTTAGGGCTAGTTGACGGTCGTTCTTGATCTTGTGTGTTTCTTTCAAATAGTCCAACAGTTTCATTTTCTCTCCTGAGTTAATGCTCGTCTTTCCGGGCTGTCATCATGCGTGTTTGGGCTACCCATGCAGACGGAAGGTAGCTATTCCGTGTGGCTCGGCCTATTACGACCCAAGATGCTGCACTCATCACCAACACGACTGAGGACTGAATCCAGAGATGTGGCTCAACGCCGTCCGGACGGCAATCATCAATCCTCATGCGTCTTGATCCCCGTCTTTCCGGGGTGTCTGCATACTCACATAGAAGGGGAGACAAACGTAAAGGAGCTATGCGTATGCTGCGTAGGTTACGCGCCACCTATCGCTAGGCTTAAGGGTGAGGTACTCGCTTCACCAGTTCTATCCTTGACGATTTGTTAATCGAAAAGCTGGCATCCGCTTTCCCTCGTAGTTAATTGCAATTCGTATTACACACGCCACCGAAGCAGCAAGTTGTACAAGTAACGTACTGACCGTTATAGCTGTAGCTATGTGTAGTGCAGCTAGCCCATACTAGAGGTGCTGTAACTGCTAACCAAAATGCGACTAGGTATTTCATAGTTCCTCCTTAAAATGGTGCGTCACTAAGATCATCGTCCTGAAACTCGGCCTTCTTTGCTGGCTTCTTAGTGTCTTTCTCCTTGACCGCTAGAGAAAAAAACTTACCGTTCTTGCCCTCCTTAAGCCAGCCAGAGAGCCAGTAATCCTTGCCATCGATGTTGATCGTGCCGCTATAGTCTGGGTGCTTGTCAGACTGTTTGTTAGTGTTGCGACCCAACATACCGCGATTAGTGTTGTCGTATTCCATGTTTATCCTTTAGTAAATTTCTTGATTGCTGATCGTTGCTTGCTATCCAACAGAGACCAGAGTGCAGTCTTCCAATCTGCATCTAGTCCTAGAGAATTGATGTACTCCACAGCGTCTGCTACCTGATCCTTGTGAATCATTAGGATGATGTCTGCTGCGTAGCTACGAATCTCGTCTTGAGATTCTGAGTCAAGATCGTCGAATACGGACTTAGTAATCGGCTTTGCTGACTTAGGTTCGTCTTTGCCAATGCTTGCGTCTACTGCATCGTGTTCTGTAATCTCAAGGGCATTAAGAAAAAGGTAACGACGTAAGTAAGTATGCTGGCTACCAAGTGCCTGAATAGGTGGTGATTTACCAGCATCAATCGTAACGCGAGATACAGCATCAGCTACAGGGCTACGGAAGAAGATTGTTCCACCAAACTCTGTATCAATAATCCGCATAACGGCTTCACCATGCTCAATGCTAAATACTGAGCAAAGACCTAATTCATAAAAGATGTTGTTTACGGTAGGTAAGAAGTCAGCTAGTTCAAAATATTTGAACCCTGCAAAATTATTGTGTCCTGACTTCTTGAGTTCTACGTTCTGGAGCTTGACTCTGGCTTGCTGTAGCTTTTGATAAACGAGCCATTGCTGCTGTTCTTCTTGTTCCTGTTGACGGTTATCCATATTATTTATCCTTTAGCGAATTTCTTATTGAAGATGATATTGTTAGATTGTGCTTTCTCATTAGTTTGTACCTTTGCAGCCTCCTTTTGCTCTTTGCGAATACGGTCAAAAGTTTTACGAATGTTTGTTTTGCCAGACGGGACATATTTGAATGAAGGGTCTAGGATTGATGTCATAGGCTGTCCAAGAGTAACGATAGTAGGAGCAACAGAAAGATGACTTTACCAGAATGGCGGTCAATGAAGTCAGCTAGCTTATCGTCTGCTCTGAATAGTTTGTTCATTGTTCTCTCGCTTTCATCATAAAATCAGCAATCTCGTATGAAATCTCTGCGGCATCACTCATATTCCAGAGCAGTTCACCATCACTTTTTTTCTCAGCCAAAAAAACTTGCATAGCTAGGCCAGCAAACCAATCACGCAAGTCCATGCCGTCTTGTGTTGCAGAATGTCCGTTATCCGCTAAAGTCGGAAATGCTTTCATACGTCGCCCCCTTTGTATTCACGGTCTTTACGTTCCTGATAAAGTCGATCCTCACGCTCGAAGTAACGATCTTCCTCAGTTTCCTCGTACCCCGGTAAGTTTTTTTCCTTAACGGTGCGGTTAATCATGCCGATAATGAACCGTTGCAGATTGTCACGGAGTTGGATAGGATTTTGATGATGCTGCGACCAAACCCATAACATCTGTGAAAACTCCTCGCCAATATCTGCGGCTGTCATGTGGCAAAGTACATCGTCAGGATGTCCATCCAGTAGCTCATAAAGTAGGAACTGCTCGAATTCTTGTGCGTTCATATTTATCCCTTAATCAGTTACCGCCCCGAAATAGTGCCACAGATTAACAGGTAATTGTGAAATATTTTCTATAAAGAAATAGAAATCCATAGCGAAGTTCTATTACCAACCATCAACATTATGAGACAATGAAATACGAGAAAACATTGCAAAAACTGAAAGAAACTCAGCCTAAGCTCGACAAGTATCCAGAGCCTAGAAAGACAACACCTAGAGGACAGCCAGTTGAAAGAAGAACCTTCAAAATCCTTAGCTCCAACGTCAAGCGACAAAACTGGAACGACTAAGCAATACCAATTTGGCCTACGTTATTGCGCTGGCTGTAAGAAGTCTAGGTCATCAATCCAATTCGGAGACCTAGAGGTTTGCAAGATTTGTCAGTTGAGAGAGGTTAAGGTATAGTTTTACTCACGCTTGGCGGCGTGTTTAGGCAAGCCCTAGAAGGGACTCTGCTGGTAGCCTACCAGTCCGCCAACACCTTTATCGGTGAGAGTCTCTCCTAGGGCTTTTTTATTGGAAAAAGCTATGTTTTTGAAGCCTAAGAACTGGGAGAAATTCCAGCACTATCGAGATCGTTGTCCACCTTGGATAAAGCTGCATCGGGATTTGCTGAACGATAGGGCATACATGAACCTACCGCTTGCTAGCAAGGCGATAGCACCCTTACTTTGGTTGTTAGCAAGTGAGTCAAAAGACGGTAGTTTTAATGCTGCTAGCGATGAACTAGCATTTCGCTTGCGTATTGCTAGCAAGGACATAGAGTCAGGACTTAAGCCATTGATAGATAATGGCTTTTTTGTTGACGCTAGCACTATGCTAGCACCTTGCTTGCAACTTGCTATCCCAGAGAGAGAGACAGAGAGAGAGACAGAGAAAGAGACAAAGAAGAAATCTAAAAAGTTTGTTGTTGAAATTTCTAAACCTGATGACGTTAGTGATGATGTTTGGTCAGACTGGTTAAAACATAGGGAATCAAAAGAAGCTAGCGTAACTGGAACTGTTATCAAAAAAATACGAAATGAATCAGCAAAAATTAGTATGACTTTGGAATCTGCTATGGAAATGATGTGTCTTAGAAACTGGCAAGGATTTCAAGCAGATTGGGTTAAACCAAAAGAAACTAAGCAGACAGACTGGTGGATGAACGACAGGAGGATCAAATGATTGGAGACTTACTAAACAAGCTGGAAAAGGTTAAAGGCTCAAAAGGCCGTTGGGTAGCTTGCTGTCCTGCTCACGTTGACAGATCGCCAAGCCTTGCCATAACGGAAACTGATGACGGTCGAATCCTGCTCAAGTGCTTTGCCGGATGTAGTGCCTACGAAATTGTAAATGCCGTAGGAATGGACTTGACAGACCTATTTCCTAACGACAACAATCTAAGTTCCCTCAAGGAAAAACATTTTAATAAAGCAGTACGCAGACCGTTTTACGCATCAGACCTGCTGAAAATAATCCAATTTGAGGCACTTTTAACGTCCGTAGCGGCGTTTGATTTGAGTCAGGGTAGGCAGGTATCGGAAGTAGACAGAAAACGGCTTAAAACGGCTGTGTCCAGAATCAACGAAGCGGTTAGTTACATTAACTAGGGGAAACTATGACAATCACACTAACCCGCGAGGAAGCGCAGCAGGTGCTGGATCATTTGCAAGACTACGTTGGACTTGTTGGCGACCCAATCGACTTTATCGAGATTCTCCGCACCCGACTCGCGCAGCCTGAACCGGAGCCGGTAGCTGACAAGTACCTGATGGAAGTTGAATGCACAAAGTGTGGAGCAAAGCAGGAAGGCATCTTGACCGTCAACACCACACAACAACGCAACTGGAATGGGCTGACGGAGCAAGACTTCTCGGCTATCAATCAGTCTTGTTCAACCAAACTTCAGGCTGCGACAAGCGCAGAGTCAATACTAAAGGAGAAGAACCGTTGACGATTGAACTAGCGAGAGGAGAGGCTGAAGAACTACTGAATATTTTACGGATGGTGTACTCAAATCACGAGCTAACGAAGATCATCAGTAATCGGCTAGCTGGAGATGTGCTGATTGAGTTCCCACCTGAGCCTGTAGAGGAAAAGCCTGTTGCAGAGTGGAAAGAACTGTCTACGGCAGAGATTAAAGCACTCTGGAACGTAACGAAGAAACCTAGTGAATTTGCCAGTTTGCTGCTGGCTAAAGTAAAGGAGAAGAACTATGACTGACATGGTGAATCATCCACCGCATTACAACACAGGCGGGATCGAGGCGATTGACTACATTGAAGCGAAGCAGTTGGATTTCCATCTTGGGAACGCAGTCAAGTACATCAGCAGAGCCGAACACAAGGGAACGTATACGCAAGATTTAAAAAAGGCGATATGGTATTTGAATCGTGCCATTGAAGCTAAGGAGAAGAATAATGAGTCTTGAATCAAGAGCGATAGAACTAGACGAGGCTAGGAAGGCTCGAATCCTAAAGTCAGAAAGTATTGACGTTGAGAAGTACTTACATTCAAACGACGTAACGATACGGGTTAAGAAGGCTAGGGACTGGCTGGATTCGGTCAAGGAGTCTTACCTATCAGAAACGGTAGAGAAGAAAGTCGTTATGCCTTGGGTCAGAACCCATGATTCTTTTGCTTATCGTGAGGGTGAAGTAACCGTTTACGCTGGTTCTAACGGTGGTGGTAAGTCGCTCATCACGGGTCAGATAGCGTTGAGTCTGGTCAAGCAGGGTCAGTCGGTCTGCATAGCATCGTTTGAGATGAAGCCTGAGAGGACGCTACAGAGGATGCTTAGACAGTTTTCCGGGGAATCGTTGGATGATCCCTTGACTCACGACAGGGCAGGATTTATCACGAAGATGGTTGATCGGATGGACAAGTTTCTATCCGACAAACTGTACCTTTACGACCAGCAGGGAACTACTTCACCGGAGAAGGTGATTGCTATGTCGAGGTATTGCGCTGTAGAGCTAAAGGTCAAGCACATCGTTATCGACAGCCTGATGAAGTGCGTCAAGAACGAGGATGATTTTAACGGCCAGAAGTCGTTTATCGACGAGCTAACGGCATTGGCTAGGGATCACAACGTACATATTCACCTAGTCCACCATATCAGGAAGCAGCAGACGGATGAGACGCAGCCGAACAAGAACGACCTGAAAGGGTCAGGAAGTATCTCGGATCAGGTGGATAACGTCTTTTTGGTTTGGAGAAACAAGAAAAAAGAAAACCAGAAGAACCGGGGTGAGCAGATAGACGAGACTCAGCCGGATACTTTCCTAATGTGCGAGAAACAGAGGAACGGTGACGGTCAGGAATGGTACGGACTTTGGTACGACAGTCTAAGTCAGCAGTTTGTGGAGAGGATAGGGGCGAGAATTGACTTTGATAACCGAGGAAGTTTTAAGGCATAGGGCTGAAGTCCGTCAGGTTCTGGCTTGGCGTACTGAGGACAGGGGCAAGGCGATGGACTATCTGGCTAGGGTCAAGGGTGACAGGCGGGAGAAGCTAGAGAAGGATTGCCGAGACCAATGGGAACGTGGGAACCGAGGTAAATGGGGGGATTGGCGTGGTCTATAAACGGGTGGATTCAAATCAAGTCCAGATTGTTAAAGAACTAAGACGCTTGGGGATGGAAGTCGAGCATCTTCACGGGGTAGGCAAAGGATGCCCGGATATTCTGGTGGGATACAAGGGCAAAAACGTCCTGCTAGAGATAAAGAAGGACGATAAGGCCAAGCTGACCCCGGATCAGGTCTTGTGGCATCACTCGTGGAAAGGTCAGGTAGCGGTGGTCACTAACGTAATTGACGCAATAAAGGCGGTGAAAGAGGTTTGTAGGGTTGACTGATACCGTCCGAATAGGTACTATGGCCTTGTCTATGTGCGGGCATGGATAAAGATCAAAGCCCTTAAAGCTTTGGTTCTCACCAGAAATGGAAAAACGTGCCCGCACACGTAGAGAGCCAAGACTTTAGGGGCTTTTTTGCGTTTAGACCGTACTGGTCGCGTTAGAAATGAACCCATGTTCGGGGTTGCTGCCAAGGAAACCGAGTGCGCTTATGAGGCCAGCGCGAGAGCTTTCTACAGGTATCTCAGGAACAGAGCAAATAGGTGATGTCGGATAGGCCACGATACGGTCGCTCTGGAAATTGAATGTAGACCTTCTGGGAGTAGCAGTCCTAACGGATGGCTAGAGAAGTGTGTGGTATCACCTTCTTGGCCTCTCCTATTGCCTAATGTAAATAGTATTAAGCTATAGAAATACATTTACCTATAGAAATTATTTAGTTTACCGATGGAAACCTTTTATGAGAGTATCTGTCCATCGACAACGCAACACAGGGGAACGAAATGGACATCAAAGTAGGTGACAAAGTCTGGATCAAGATGAGCAGTTTCGGTGTGGATACAAAAGTAGCTGGTGAAGTCCTAGCCCTGACAAGCAAGAGAGTTAAGTGCTTTAACGAGGTTCGCGGCACAGTCGGTTACTACGATCCAAAAATGATTTCGGCGCAGTAAACATTAACCAGCCGGGGATTCCTGGCATTTTCCTGGGGAACAACATGGAATCAATCAAAATCGAAGGTGTAGAGCAGCATCAAGGCATTTACGTTGACACCATAGGCGAGGATGTCTGGGTCAACATCATCGTCAGAAACGGTAGTGCCAATCTCTGTATAACGCCAGAGAACGCAGAGAAACTAATCGAGGCAATCCGAGTCGCTATCGTAGAGGCTTCAAATGAAGGTTGACCCTCACGAGGCAATCGACTTTATTTACCGAAACTCTACGGCTTACGCTAAGGCTAAGGCTGAGGTAACGTACCTAGAGGAGTTCAGGAAATCCAAGAAGGCAATCCTATATGCTCAGTCAATGGGAAAAACCGTAACTGACAGGGAGAATCAGGCTTACGCTCATCCAGAGTATCAGGAGCTTCTAAAGGGGCTTCAGGCGGCTGTAGAGGCTGCGGAAGAACTTAGATGGCAGTTGATAGCGGCACAGGCTCGTATCGACGTATGGCGGTCTCAGGAGGCTAGTAATCGGACTATGGATCGGGTAACTCAATAAGGGATAGACATGGAATACACAATACCAGACGATAGCAATTTGGCACAATGTGAGTGGTGTGGATGGGTAGTAGACTGGGACGAGGTTCCGAGGGCTAGGGACTTATCTGGCGAGATCGTGACCTGCTGTGAGGAATGTAACGAGGGCGAGTCGTTTGTAAATTATCCGTCTAAGAGGTTCAATGTACAGAAGCAAGAAGCTACTTGAGAGAGCCAGACACCTACCCTGCCAGCATTGCGGCAAGGAGGACGGAACGGTAGTCGCAGCCCACTCGAATCAGTTGCGAGATGGGAAAGGAAAGGGTATAAAGGCTAGTGATTTTAGGATTGCTAGCCTTTGTTTTTTATGCCATTTCGAGCTAGATCAGGGCAAGAATCTTTCCAAGCAGGAACGTGTAGAGATGTGGGAAGAAGCTCATCGAAAGACCATAGGCTTACTTTTTGAACGTGGTTATCTGGAGGTCGTATGAAGAAAACGAAATCTGAAAAGAAGATGAGCAAGGTCTACAACGAATTTAAGGAAGGAACCTTACATTCAGGTAAGGGTGGCCCTGTCGTTAAGTCTAAGAAACAAGCAGTTGCAATTATGCTATCCGAAGGTGGGAAAGCTAAGAAAGGCAAGAAATGAAGACCGGTCTTTACAGTAATATTAATGCTAAACGGAAACGTATCGCTGAAGGTTCAGGCGAGAAGATGCGTAAGGTCGGTTCAAAAGGTGCGCCAACTGCTGCGGCGTTTAAAGAATCAGCTAAGACAGCCAAGCCGAGGAAAAAATGAAGAACGGTCAAAAGAAATCTGACAAAGAGTTGCTAAAAGAGTATCTCGACGAAGAAAAAGAGAAGAAAAAGAACGGTGTTAATGAGATAGAAATCGAGATCAAGATTCCTATGGGTAAGAAAAAACGAGGGAAAGGCAATGGCGATTAAGCGAGGCAAAGAGGAGTTTGCTGGTTACAACAAGCCGAAGCGGACTCCTAGTCATCCTACAAAAAGCCATGCAGTCTTAGCCAAGTCTGGTGACGAGGTAAAGCTCATCAGATTCGGTCAACAGGGCGTTTCAGGGTCTCCGGCTAAGGAAGGTGAGTCGGCGGCAGATAAAGCCCGTAGAGCCTCATTTAAGGCTCGTCATGCGTCCAATATCTCTAAAGGCAAGATGTCAGCCGCTTATTGGGCAGATAAGGTTAAGTGGTGAGCCACCAGAGCCAGCTAGACTTTGTTGCTAGCGTCAAAAAACAATTCCCACAGTATTTCTTTGAGTCCAAGGTCTTAGAGGTAGGAAGTCTGGACATTAACGGTTCCATCCGTCAATTCTTTGTAGGCTGCGATTATGTTGGGGTTGATCTTGGCGAGGGACGAGGGGTTGATGTGGTGGCTAGGGGTGAGGAACTGGACTACCCTAACGATAGTTTTGACGTTGTTGCTAGCTGCGAGTGCTTTGAGCATAACCCTGAGTGGGTAAAGACCTTCAATAATATGGTCAGGATGGCTTCAGGGCTGGTTTTCTTTAGCTGTGCTACTACGGGTAGGGCTGAACATGGAACGAGGCGTACAAGCCCGGATGATGCGCCATTTTGCGGAGATTACTACCGGAACCTAACGGAGCAGGACTTCAGGGAAAACTGCGATCTGAGTAAGTTTGAAATATATGAATTTATAACTAGTTATAACCCCGCAGACTTATACTTTTGGGCGATATGCAAGCAATCGTAATCTGTACGGTGAACAATCCCGGCATAACGGTGCTGCTGGAGTCTATTCGTTGCTATGGTGACAAGTTACCCGTGTACTTATGTAGTAATAATCTTGGACTCTGGGCAAGAGCAAGAGAGATTACAGAAAACCTTATCTACCGACCCAATCCTGCTACCAATTTCGGAGATGCTTATAACGCAGCCTGTGACTATGCCTTTGAGCATGGCAAGTTTGACTCATTGATTTTAGCTAACGACGATGTGGTTCTTAATCCAGATACGCTATCGTTAATGCGGGAAGATGCGGGGATTCTGGAATCTCGTGGCGTGAAATACGGATTCTTAGGTGCAAGGTCAGACTATGTATTGCCGGATCAGAACATCAGGTTCCCGGTAGACGGGGACAGACGGGCAGGATTGAAGTGGGAAAGTGAGCATCAGATCAAGCTGACTCCGGTAATTGCGCCTATCTGGGCAAGTATCAGCCGGGAAGCATGGGAAGTAGCTAAGTTCCCGTCAACTAATTGGTATTCAGATAATATAATATGCCATGACTTGAACGTGGCGGGTTATCAACATTTCGTGAGTAGGGCTTATGTGCATCATGCAGGAAGCCAGACCGTAGGTGTTGATTTCAAGAAAAGCCATGAAGAACCGAGGGCGTGGATATTAGAGAATCGCGCCGATATGTACGAGGCTATCTATGGCTGACATGACGGAAACTCTCAGGAAACTCGGTTTAGCGGCTGCTAGGGGAGTTCCGCAGTTGGCTACAGGTTTCGTAGATTTGGCTGCTTTGCCATTTACGATGACCGGGGTAATGAAGCCAGAGCAAGCAGTAGGCTCAACGGCATACCTAACGTCAAAGGGTTTGTTGCCTCCTCCACAAGAGGGATTACTAAGCGAGACAACGGAACTGGTATCTAGTGCTGTGAATCCAGCTACAGCGGCTAAGGCTGCATTAGCTAAAGGTGGCTTACTCGCTGTTCCTATGGCTGCAAGCGGAATAATCAGTCCTAAAGTGGCAAAAGAATTGACCACCCCAGTAAACTTACCAAAAACAGAAGAATTTGTATCGGCGGTTCAAAATACTCCAACTGCACAAATTACAGATGAAGGACTGTTATTAAGGATTCAGCGAGGACAGCAGCCAACTCAAGCGGGGAAAGAATCTGTAAGAACTGGAGTATTTTATTTGCCAGAAGGTTCATCTAACGCAAAGTGGTATAGCAAGACGAAACCGGGTGTTTACTATGGTGGTGAAGAAAAAATAGCTGGTGAAACACTATTGAGAAACCCTCTATTTGTCAAAGGCGCAACAGGCGGCAAGGCTCCAGAGATGGCTTTTGATGCAGTACAAGGTAAAGGAGCCATAAAAGAGCTAGACAATGAAGTTAGTAGAATATTAAGCATGGACTTTATTAAACGTAAAGACCCAGAGCTTTACTATGAAGAAGTTGGAAAGTTCTTATCTAAATATGGTTCAGACCCATCAAAGGCGCGATATATAGTTGAAAATAGTCAAAAAGGAAATCAACTAAAGTACGCGCTAAGGGAAAATGCTATAGCAAATACAGTAAGAAACGCTGGTTACGATTCAGTATTAGGGTATAGCAAAGGTAAGCAAGGCAATTTCTTATCAGAAATTTTTGATGTAAGAGAAGCTACCTATCCAACAAAAGAAGGCGGGTTTACAGTAAATCCAATGTTTCAAAATAAGTAAGCATGACATCCAGAGGATAATGCAAAAATGGAAACAAACGAAACCAGTAAAGTAGAGGCAAATGCAGGACTAGCTAACCTTACTAACATGGGTAAGGGCAGACCTAAAGGAGTGCCGAATAAGTCTACTGCTATCGTTAGGGAGGCTATTGCTAACCTACTAGAGCGTAATGCGCCTAACATGGACAGGTGGCTTAACGAGGTGGCGGCAGAAGACCCTTACAAAGCCTTAGACCTGATGAATAAGCTGAGTGAGTACCATATACCCAAGCTGGCTAGGACTGAGGTAACAGGTAAGGATGGGGAAGCCCAAGAACACATAGTGAGATGGGGAGGACGGAAATGAGCTATAAGCCAGTAAATTGCCCACAATGCAGCGCGTTCCTAGTGAACAACAAGTGCCTGAACTGCGGATACGTTAAGTGACAGAGATAGTCATTCCTTACGAGCCAAGGGAGCAGCAGGAGGAAATCCACCATGCCATTGAGCAGCATCGTTTTACTGTGGTGGTTGCCCATCGTCGTATGGGAAAGACTGTTAGCGCAATCAATCACCTTATCAAAGCCGCGATAGAGTGCGACAAGCCTAACCCACGGTTTGCATATATTGCACCTACCTACAGCCAAGCTAAACGAGTCGCTTGGGATTACCTACTAGAGTACACAAGGCCGCTTAATGCAACTGCCAACATTGCTGAGTTACGGGTTGATTTTTGGGGGCGTAGGGTTAGTCTTTATGGGTCTGATAATCCTGACAGTCTGCGCGGTCAGTATTTCGATGGCGTGGTTATCGACGAAGTTGGCGATCAGAATCCGAGAATTTGGAACGAGATCATCCGACCTGCTCTTTCCGACCGTGGTGGGTGGTGTTCTTTCATTGGCACTCCTAAAGGTGCTAACCATTTCGCTGAACTAGCCGACAGAGCCAAGTCTGAAGACGGCTGGAAGTACCTAGAGTTCAAGGCTAGTAAGACAGGTGTTCTGCCTGAGTCCGAGCTTAAAGCCGCCTATCGAGAGATGGGTGAGGACAAGTACAACCAAGAGTTCGAGTGTTCCTTTAACGCAGCGGTCGAAGGGTCTTACTATGGCAAACTTATTAACGACCTTGAGAGGGATCATCATATTACTGATTTTCCTCGTGACGATCTCTGCCGTAGCTTTACTGCATGGGATTTGGGCATGGGTGACTCTACAGCTATATGGGTTGCTCAAGTGGTTGGTAAGGAAATCAGACTCCTTGATTGCGTCGAAAACCATGGGCAGGCGTTAGACTGGTACGTCAACTGGCTCAGAGACAACAAGTACGAGGGATTCACCCATATCCTGCCCCATGACGTACAGGTGAGGGAACTAGGCACAGGCAAGAGCCGTAAGGAAGTGCTAGAGGAAGCAGGGCTAACGATTACGGTTGCGCCTAGATTGTCTGTGGCTGACGGGATTCAGGCTGTCAGGAGACTGTTGCCTCGGTGCTGGTTCCACCCAAGGACTAAGCCGGGACTAGATGCCTTACGGAATTACCGCAGGGAACATGACGAAAAGCGGCAGATATTCTATGAAAAGCCACTCCACGACTGGTCATCACATTTTGCAGACGGGTTCAGATACCTAGCGATAGGTCTTGACGAGGGCGATAGTTCATGGCAGACATCGTTGCCAATTTCAACGAAATGGATTGTATAATAAGCAAAACCCATAAGGATTTGCTATGAAGATGGATGAGGGTCAAATCAAGGGCATTATCGAGAATGAAATCGACAATGCTATCGGGTACATTGATACCGAAACTACGGATCAGCGATCCAAAGCACTAGAGTATTACCTGCGTTATCCGTATGGTAACGAGGTAGAAGGCCGTAGCCAGATCGTGACTGGTGAGGTAGCCGAGGCTATCGACGGTGCATTACCCCAACTTATCCGGGTCTTTACGACCACCGAGGATATTGTTTCCTTTGAGCCTCAGACTCCAGAAGATGAGGAGTCCGCGAAACAGGCTACAGACTACTGTAACTGGGTGTTCTACCGTGAGAACGACGGTCTAATCATCCTGCACAACTGGTTCAAAGACGCGCTAATGATGAAGGTCGGCGTAGTCAAGGCGTACTGGGAAGCCCAAGAGGACGTTAATAAAGAGTCCTACAAGAACCTGACAGAAGACGAGCTAGCCATGCTGCTGTCTGATCCTGCCATTGAGGTAGTGAGCCAGAAGGTCGAGATGGTTGACGGTGGTGTGGATATGATGGGTATGCCTATCCAGATTCCTTACTACTCGGTCAAGGTCAAGAAGGTTAAGAAATACGGATGCGTCAAGATTGAGAACGTACCGCCAGAAGAATTCCTAATTAGCAAATCGGCAAGAACTATTGAGGATAGCCCGTTCGTAGCTCATCGTCGTTTGATGACTCGTTCGGAACTCATAGCGATGGGTTTTGACAAGGACATCGTTGAGGGATTGCCTAGCTACGACGATCTTCAGTTCACGACTGAGCGTATTGCTCGATTCAGTCAGGGTGAGCAGCCGGATGAGAACATCAGCCTCGACCCAACGATGCAGGTCTGTGAGGTCTACGAGTGCTACATCAAGATCGACGTTAATGGTGATGGAATCGCTGAACTGCGTAAGATTGTCTACGCTGGTAACGAAATCCTAGATGACGAGGAATGTGATCTAGTACCGTTCCATAGCCTGTGTCCTATCCCGATCCCGCATAAGTTCTTTGGTCAGTCGCTGGCTGATCGGACGATGGACATCCAGCTAATCAAGTCTACGGTTACTCGTCAGATGCTGGATAACCTGTACCTAACGAACAATGCTCGTCTGGGTGTGGTTGATGGTCAGGTCAATCTGGATGATGCTCTTAATGCAACTCCGGGCGGTATTGTCAGGATGAAACAGGCTGGTGCGATTGTGCCTATCGAGGTTCCTGCTGTAACGGCTCAGGCTTTCCCATTGCTTGAGTACATGGATAGCGTTCAGGCCAAGCGTACAGGCGTTAGCGACCAGCAGCAGGGTCTTGATCCTGACGTAATGAACAACGTCTCGGCTACGGCTATTGCAGCCATGATGAAGTCGAACTCTGGGAAGCTGGAGTTGATTGCTCGAATCTTTGCTGAGACAGGCGTTAAGTCGCTGTTTAGAGGGATTCTGCACCTATTGGGCAAGTATCAGGATCAGGCCAAGATTGTTCGTATGCGTGGCAAGTTTGTGACGTTTGATCCTCGCTCATGGACGAATCAGTACGATGTGGCAATTAACGTCGGTTTGGGTTCAGGGGATCGTGAGCAGAAGCTAGCCATGTTGCAGATGATCCTCGGCAAGCAAGAACAGATTCTGACTCAGTTCGGGCCATCGAATCCGCTGGTATCTGTGTCTCAGTACCGGGATACCCTAGCGAGACTGATTGAATCGGCTGGTTTCAAGGATGCTAACGCCTTCATTAACGAGATCAGTCCTGAACAGAACGAGGCATTGTCTCAGCCACAGCCACCGGAGCCAGATGCTCAGGCTGAAGTCGCACAGATGTTGGCTCAGGTAGAGAGAGAAAAGACCGAGGCTAAGGCTCAGATTGAGGCTGCAAAACTAGGCTTGCAGAGAGAGCAACTAGAGGCTGAGTTCACCCGTAAGGGTATTGAATTGTCGATGCAGCAGGAGCGTAGTGCTTCTGAGATGCGGATCAAAGAGGCTGAGTTAGCTGTTAAACAACTACAGGCTATCTTGGCGATGGACATTGCTGACGAGGACAGCCGTAACAAACAGGCTGACATTGTCCTGAAGGCGATTAAAGAACTAGGCAATCTAACGGGTAGAACGAATGGACAAATCCCAATGGGCTGAACACTTACTGAGGGATGAGGGCTTCCAGATGATGATGGAAGAACTCCGGTCAGTAGAGGTCAGTAAGTTTGCGATGAGTGCTGCTAGCGAGGCTAACGTAAGAGAAGATGCTTACCACCAGCTAAGGGCATTAGAGAAGATTGAGGCCTACCTTGAAGGGCTATCGGCACAGAAGCTGATAGACGAAAAGCGGCTGAAAATTTTGTAACTGAGTCGGGCAGTTCCCGATATAATTTAGGAAACAATATATGAGCGATACTGGAAGTATGACCCCGGAAGGGAATACTCAGTTAGACGTAGGTGGTGCAGCTAACGCTATCTTGGGATTGATGGGCAATGAGGAAGGCTCCGAACAGGAACAACCTGAATCACAGTCCGAGTCCAACGATAGCGAGGCCGAATCCGAACACATTGAGGCGCAAGCTGAAGATGAGTCGGAGGTAGAACAAGATGAAGGTGAGGATGAGCAAGAGGAACCCGCTAAATACCGCGTTAAAGCCGCTGGTGAAGAACGTGAGGTAACCCTTGACGAGCTTATCAAATCTTATCAACTTGGCACAGACTATACGAAGAAATCGCAAGCTGTAGCTGAAGAACGCAAGGCCGTAGAAGCAGAGAAGGCGCGTATCGAAGAAGCTAGGTATCTCCGCGACCAATATGCGGAACGGTTGCAGGTCATTGAGCAGATGCTTAACCAGCAGCCGGAAACTGAGAATCTGGATTATCTGAAGGAAACCGATCCTATCGGTTACGCAGTTAAGGTCGCAGAACTGTCTCAGCGGGAGAAGCAGCTAGCCCAAGTTCGAGCAGAGCAGGCTAGGATTGCCGAGCAGCAGCAGAGGGAGCAGCAGGAGCAACTTGGTCAGGTAGTACAGGCTGAGTCTCGTAAGCTGGCAGAGGTTATCCCTGAGTATGCTGACCCGCAGAAGGGCGAGACATTACGTCGTGAACTCCGTGAATTCGGACTCAAGGCGGGATTCTCAGATCAGGAATTAGCGAATGTTTATGATTCGCGGGCAGTATTAACGCTGTACAAGGCGATGCAGTACGACAAGTTACAGTCTGCAAAGCCGGGAATCACTAAGAAGGTTAATGAGGCTCCGAAGGTGATTAAGTCAGGAGTTTCACAGCCTCGTGATAGCAGCGACGAGATGAAGAAACTAAAGGCTAGGGCAAAGCAGACCGGAAGGGTCGCTGATGCCGCTAAAGCATTTGAACGATTTTTATGAGGAATTAAATCATGCCTACATTTACAGCACATACCGCTATTGGTCAGCGGGAAGATTTGACCGACATCATCTATGACATCTCGCCAACTGAGACACCATTCATGTCCTCGATTGGCAAGACCAAAGCTACTGCCGTGTATCACGAGTGGCAGACTGACTCGCTGGCTGCTGCTACTACTGCTAACGCTGCGATTGAAGGTGCTGACGCTACATCGGCAACCCTGTCACCTACCGTTCGTCTTGGTAACTACACCCAGATCATCCAGAAGACCGTTCAGGTTTCGGGTACTTTGGACACAGTAAACAAGGCTGGTCGTAAGTCGGAAAAGGCTTATCAGTTGGCTAAGGCTTCTGCTGAACTGAAGCGCGATCTGGAAACTATCCTGCTGGCTAACCAAGGTCGTTCGGCTGGTTCGTCCACTATCGCTCGTACTATGGGTTCGATCCTGTCGTGGATCAAGACTAACTCGGACAAGGCTTCTGACGGTTCCGATCCAGCAACTATCGGTGTATCGACCCGTACTGACGGTACTGTTCGTACCTTCACCGAGGCTCTGCTGAAGACTGTTGTTTCTGAGGTGTTCGTGTCTGGTGGTTCGCCTAAGATTCTGATGGTTGGCGCACTTGGTAAGCAGAAGGTATCGTCGTTTGCTGGTATCGCTGCACAGCGTTACATGGCTCCGGGCAATACTCCGACCACCATTATCGGTGCGGCTGACGTTTATATGTCGGACTTTGGCACGATGTCGGTTGTTCCTAACCGCTTCATGCGTGCACGCGATGCTCTGATCCTTGATCCTGAGTACGCAGCACTCGCTTATCTGCGTCCGTTCCAGACTAATGATCTGGCTAAGACTGGTGACAGCGAGAACACTCAACTCTTGGCTGAAGTTACGCTCGAAGTTAAGAACGAGGCTGCTCATGGCATCGTTGCTGACTTGAACATGGCTCTGTAATAAGTAGCAACTCTCCCCTGCCTAACGGTGGGGGAGAACTACGAAAGGATTTATGAGTACTCCGATACGGACTCAAACAGCATTTGAAGACGGTGATGGCGGGATTGTCATCGAGACTAAGCAGGACGTTACCGAGATCATTGAGGCTAACAAGGCTCAACTTGAATTCGATAAAGAACGCAGAGGCCACCTAAACGAGCTTCATCACGTAGCCAGAATACCCTTTACGGTGATTGACGTACTGAATCAGCAAGGGATCATGAAGGGCTTTAACGTGGTGGATGAGGTCGGTTTTGCTAGGTGGCTGAACGATCCTGATAATGCTGTGTGGAAAACGTACCGGGGAACTATATGAGAGTAGGAGTTTGCGTACCGTGTAGGGATGAGGTTCATACTGGTTTTGCTTTCGACTTTGCGAGGATGGCTGCACACGATGCGTCTGTCCGTTGCAAGGACGGTAAGGGTGGACTAAGCCTTTACACAATGCCGGGAACGCTGATTTTCGATCAACGGGAAAAGCTAGCGCAGGTTGCTTTGAGTGAAAAGTGTGACGCATTGCTGTTTATCGATAGCGATATGCGGTTCCCACCAGACATTATTGACATCTTGTTAAGCCGCGATGTGCCTATTGTTGGGGTTAATGCTACGACCAGAAGGAAGCCTGTCACACCTACGGCAAAGATTTTGACTAGGTACATGGAAGGCGAGACTGAGGTTCGTAAGTGGTCGAATGTAGATTCTCGCGGTAAAGAGGGAATCGAGGAAGTTACAGCGGTCGGGTTTGGTGCTGTAATGATCCGCAAGGAAGTATTTGAGAAGACTGGTAGACCTTGGTTCGATGCTGGATGGGGTTCTAACGGTGTCTGTGGTGAGGATGTATATTTCTGCGTCAAGGCTGGTTCTGAGGGCTTTCAGACGTATGTAGACCATGAGCTATCGATGCACATTAGGCACATAGGCACATACGAATATGGCTGGAAGGACTTTGAGCAGTTAGAGGAATAAATATGCCATTTGCAAGCTATTCGGAACTAAAGACTACGGTAGCGAATTATCTAGCCCGTAGTGATCTAACATCGGTGATACCCGACTTTATCCGACTAGCTGAGGAAAGGCTACGTCGAGACATTCGGACTCGGCAGATGTTGATTGTCGCAACGGCATCGACTACAGGTGGTGATTCTACTGTTGGATTACCTACAGACTTCTTAGAGATGCGCGATATTCACCTGAACACGAATCCGGTGACTACATTGCGCTATAAGGCTCCTAATAGCTTCTACGCTGAGTCTAGGGTTACAGAAGGTGGTAAGCCTATCGATTACACAATTCTAGGCTCTGAGATACAGCTAGCCCCATCTCCTGACGGTACTTATGTGCTTCAGATGCTGTACTACGGCAAGCCTGCGCTATTGTCGGATACGAACTCAAGCAACATCTTCCTAGCAAACTATCCTGATGCTTTGCTGTATGCGTCGTTAGCGGAAGCAGAGCCGTACCTAATGAATGATGCCCGTATTCAGACATGGGCAACCTTATACGATCGTGCTGTAACGGCGATTACGAACTCTGACCAGTCGAGTGAATACAGCGGTCAGCCTATGTCTATGTCTTATAACGTGAGGTGAAATCATGGCAGAAATGTCGAATTATCTTGAGAATGCGCTGATTAACGCTACTCTGCGAAACACGAGCTACACAAGCCCTGCAACGGTCTATCTTGGCTTGTATACGTCTGACCCTACAGATGCGGATACAGGGACTGAGGTTTCTGGTGGCTCGTATGCTCGTCAGGCTATTACGTTTGGTGCGCCTAGTAACGGCGTGACATCAAATACGGCCGCGATTGAGTTCCCACAGGCTACGGCTAACTGGGGTACGGTTGGCTGGATTGGTATTGAGGATGCACTAACTGGTGGTAACTTGCTGTATCACTCACCTCTGGATGCGTCTAAGACTATCCAAAGCGGTGACATTTTCAAGATTGCTATCGGTTCGCTGTCTGTGACGCTTGCCTAAATTATGTTCGGCATAACAGCATACTCTGAAGTTCCATTTTCATCCCTAGCGGCATCAGGGGGTGCTGTTTTATTTGGTTCCGCGAGTGTAAATGCTTCTGCCACTGTTACCGCTGATGCAACAAAAATAACATTTGGCGCAGGTTCTGTAGATTGTTCGGCTACTGTCACTGCTAACGGTGGCATAGTTTATACCGGCGATGCGTCTGTTAATGCTTTAGCTACTGTATCTGCTAGTGCTTTTGCTATTTATGCAGGTGTAGGAGTAATAAGCTGTTCTGCTGACGTAAGTGCTGCGGGAATCGCAATACGATCTGGAACTGCTGCAATTACTTCTGATGCGACAGTAACGGCTGACGGCATTAGGATTAGGACTGCGGCTGCTGAGATAACGGCAAGTGCCTCAGTTTCTGCGCTTGGTGGAGTAATAAGGCTTGCTGATGCCTCCGTAAATGCTACTGCGACGGTATTGGCAGATGCTACTGCTATATATGCAGGTGCAGCAGCGATTAATGCGACAGCAACTGTCTCAGCATTAGGCACTAGAGTTCAGTTTGGTAATGCTTCTGTTACATCAGATGCAACTGTTACCGCTGATGGCATACGGTTCAGAATGGCAACTGCTGCGATTACGGCAGATGCGACTGTAACTGCTAACGGCGGGGTAATTTATACCGGCGATGCTTCAGTTGAAGCTCTAGCAACTGTTATATGCGATGGCTTTGGTATTTTTTCTGGATCAGGCAGTGTTAATGTATTAGCAACGATTAGTGCCAATGGCGGGATTATTGGTGAGGAATGGTCTGATGTCGTTCCTGAATCTAATACATGGACTGAACAGATTGCTGTTGATAACGAATGGACTGAAATAGCTGCTGGCTCTAATGATTGGAGTGTTATTTCTGCAAATAACAACAATTGGACTCAGGTAAGTGGGGGTTCTGATAACTGGGCGAGGATGTAATGCCACTTGTTTTAGCTGATAGAGTAAGAGAAACAACAACTACATCAGGCACAGGCACAGTTACGCTTGCTGGTGCACAGTCAGGTTTCCAATCCTTTGCGGTCATTGGTAACGGGAACCAGACGTTTTACACCATTGTGGATAGCGTTGCTAATACTTGGGAGGTAGGTGTTGGAACCTATACTTCATCTGGTACGACGTTATCAAGAGATGAAGTTCTTTCAAATTCTTCAGGCACAACGAATAAAATAAACTTTGCATCAAACAGTAAGGATGTATTTGTTACTTATCCTGCTGGCAGAATTGCAACACATCTCGGTGGTGGTATAGGTGCTTTAGTAGTTAATTCAGATACCGTTACTGAGAGTTGTACTGTTGAGTCTGGGACAAATGCCTTTTCTGTAGGGCCGATAACCACTATAAGCGGTAAATCAGTAACAGTGGCTTCGGGGCAAAGATGGCTGATCGTTTAGTTTTGGTTAAGGAAAGAACATGAGCAGCTTAAAAGTTCAAGGCAACGCAAGCGGTACAGCTACACATATTTTGCAGTCTGCCAATACGAACACCAACTTAACGCAGACATTGCCTGATGTAGACGGTATTACGCTAGGTTTTAGGAATGTTCCTCAATCTGGCTCAGATAAAACTACGTCATACACATTGGCACTTACCGACATTGGTGAGTTTGTAGGTGTCGGCACTAGCGGATCAATTACGATCCCGAACTCGACATTCGCTGCTGGTGACATTGTGTCGATCTTCAACAACACGACCGGCAACATCACGATTACTTGCTCGATTACAACGGCTTATATCGCTGGTACGAATACGGACAAGGATACGATGACGTTAGCGACGCGAGGTGTAGCAACGATCCTATTCATTAGCGGTACGGTTTGTGTCGTTACTGGAAACGTGTCATGAGTGGCATTATGTCTATGCTGTTGGGGGCTAGAACCACAATAGCTACTGCTGTAGACGAGTTTTTTAACCGTGTTACGTTACTTCTACCCGGAAACGGTACTAACGGCGCACAGAACAACACGTTCCTAGACTCGTCTACCAACAACTTCACGAT